TTTTATTTTTTATTAATATATTTTTATATTATAATATTATAATATAATAGGTATTCAATGGTTTGTATAGAACAAAATAAATCTAAAGGTGATACATTGAATGAAAATTTATTAGAAATTGAAAGTGTTGAAAAAACAAATATAATTATTAAAAATTATACATCGTTAAATGATTATGATATTGTCAAATATGTAATGTGTATATACCCAGATGATAGTATAGAAACTATTAAAAATAAAATTTATGAAAAAACAAATATACATCCTAATTTTCAATATTTATATATGAAAAAATTTTATGATACATCTAATGTAGTTAGTTTACAGTTAGATTCTCAAAGTGCACAAAAAAGTTCTAAAAATTCACAATTAAGTTCTATAAGTGCACAAAGAAGTTCTCAAAGTGCACAAAAAAGTTCTAAAAATTCACAATTAAGTTCTATAAGTGCACAAAGAAGTTCTCAAAGTGTATTACCTGGTTCTATAAGTGCACAAAGAAGTTCTCAAAGTGTATTACCTGGTTCTAAAAATTCACAATCTGGTTCTCAAAGTGTATTACCTGGTTCTTTAAGTGCACAATTAAGTTCTAAAAGTGCATTATCCGGTTCTAAAAATTCACAATCTGGTTCTAAAAATTCACAATTAAGTTCTATAAGTGCATTATCCGGTTCTAAAAATTCACAATCTGGTTCTCAAAGTTCACAATCTGGTTCTATAAGTGAACAATCTGGTTCTCAAAGTTCACAATCTGGTTCTCAAAGTGTAAATATTGACCCAGATTATATTACACATAAAATCATAGAATTTACAAACAAGAATCAAGATTGGACTGAACCATCTAACCGTAAAAAACAATTACAAGTTTTACTGCGTTTTATAAGTGAACAAATTTATTCAAATTATAATTTACGTATAAATATAGAAAAAATTCCTGATCGTGTTATTAAAACTCTTTTAGATTATGAAATATCCGATGTTTATAGTTATATAGATTTTTTAACACAAGAAATTATGGCATTTATTATGCAAAAATCACAAAAAGGTGGAAGTAATTTACCAAAAGATACATTTGTATATCCGTTAGGATTTGATGAACATATATATTCTATATACTTCGATGAATTTAATCTTAATCCATCATATTTTAATAAAATCTCTAATGTAAAAGACATTCCAGTAAATAGAGAAAATAATTTATTGCAAATGTATCTATCTGATGCATTAGATTTAAACCATTCAGACATATATGTAATAAATGCTAAGAATATATATGATGTTTTAGTGATGAAAAAAAAGAGTGAAGAAGAAAAAATTTTAACGTTTATTAAAAAATTATGGATTAAAATACAGTCCGTTAAATCGTTGAAAATATCGACAATGTCTAAAAAATCTCGAATACCAAAAATAATAAATAATATTAATGATAATATTAAAAATATTACAAGTGGTGTTATAGAATGGAAAAGAACATATACTGATCCCAATTCAATGATATTATTAATAAATAGTTTGGTTTTGGCAATAAAAGGAGGTGATAAAAATTTTGTAAATCTTAAAATGCTTTTCAATATAACAGTCTTAAATAATTATATACCAATGATTTCTTATATTAACCCAAAAGAAGTTCAACCTATATATAAACTTTTAAATAATTTAAATCAAAAGTTTACTAAAGAAACTGTTGAAAGATGGATCGCAAACTCGGTACAACACATGAGCGAATTAAAAAAAATGAAACAAGAACATTCAATTATGCTTATATTAAATAATGATAATAGATTTTCTTTTGTTTATGTTTATTCAGATGGAACTGTACTTATAAAATTTCAACAAACATTATTTGATGAGGTACAAGACAAACTTAATATTCTAAATTCTATCATAAATAAATGGAATGAATATGATTATAGTCTTCCAAATACATCAGGTAATATAAGTATATCAAATATCAATATTTTATCAAATATAAATTCAAAAAAATATAATAATATAAGTTTTAATCAATCAGAATTTAATTTAATGATTGAATTAGATAATAAGAATATAGGATTAAACAAGTATTTATTATCATATAATACTCATGTATTAAATGACCCAAATAATATTAATTCATATAAATTTATTTATAAACGTTCAAGTTCATATAGTCACTACGATTATCAAGTTTTATTAGCAAAATTAAATAAACCAAGTGAAATTTCAAAGAATAATATTGATCCAAATTATGAATTAAATTTAAATTCGCCACGGATTAGAATTAAAAAAGATAACCCAAATGATAAATTTTATAAAATTGTAATTAATTCTGTTTCAAATATGTTGGAATTATCAAACGTAATTAAATTTGTAATTGGTTCAATATATAAACATAGTAATAAGTCAGATTCTTCATCGTCAGATCAACAATTTTCTTCAGTATCCAATAATAGTAATGGTAATAGTAATGGTAATAGTAATAGGAGTGTGATAGGTTCTAATACACAAGTTTCTTCATCTAATAGTCAAAATATAAAACAATCCTATATTGAAATTATTAATGCATATAAAACTATACCATTTTATGCATCAGTTCCTCTGAAAAATAGTATTCCACCAAGTCGTTCGGAAAGAATATCTTTAATGGATTATATTTCAACTCCTCCTCCAGAAATAATCGATAAACAATACTATTCGTGGTCTAATACAATATCATCTTTAAAAACAACCGGCGATAAAATACATAGTAAGTATTCAACATTAATTATACCTAGTTCAACAGACCATTCTAAATTCGATTTTTACAAAAATGATATGGAACAACCCAAAGGTTTATATTCACGTGGATGTAATAAATTTCGTGTTCCAGTTGTATATACAAAAAATCCTAGAACTGAAAAAAGTATGAAAGATATGAAAGATGTTTATAATAAAGATGATAAAGTATTGGAATACAGAGGATTATATTATACTTGTCCTATAATATGGTGTCCTAGATGTGAACGTTCTTTTACTAATGAACAAATTAAAGATAGTAATATACCAAAAACTTCAAATTATTTTAAAACATACAGCAAAGAAGAAAGTAGTATTGAAGCAGTTAAAAGAGCAATATGTCCATATTGTTATGATGAGACAATACAAATAAAACAAACAGCAAATGGTGCTCCATTAGATAACGGCCGTTTTTCTCAACCATTAGATATAGGTGTGGGTGATCAATCAAATAAAAATAGAACTATTGGAGACGGCAAACTAAATTCTCTCATAAGTTGGGAAAATCCAAATATAGGACATAAAAATTTTTGGGATCCTATTAAAAATCAAAAAGATATGTCTAAACTTGAAAAAAATTCAATATATCCTGGTATGATAGATTTAGTAAAACCTGAATATTTAGGTGCTAAAAATCCAAATATCGATGATGCTAAAAAATGGTTAGCAGAAAATAAAAATAAATATACCCAAATAAAACAAGCATATGATAAAGGTCATAGGATATGTTCTCCTTGTTGTTTTGCGTCATCGTTAAATAAAAAAGGCGAAACGAGTATAATCGATAAATGTAAAAATGTTAGATTTGATAAAACTGAAATACAACAGACACATCTTATGAATAATTCGTATGATATAACTCCGATGGGTAGATATAGAAAACTACCATTTAATGTATATAATTTTCTATCAAATTATTCTGAATTAATCCAAGAATATATTAATATACCACAACAACAAAGATTGATAAATAAAAAAACTGTATTTAGATATGGTGTTAAGGATAAAACATTTTTAGGTTCAGTTATTGAAGCAATAAATGAGACAAAAAATTTTGATAAAATAATTAAAAACCTTAGAACACATCTAAATCTTGATGATGATGATTTCTTTTTAAGTTTAAAAAATGGTGAAATATATAATATGTTTAAAAATGATAATATAACAGATGACAAAAATATTGATTTACGTTATGCAAGACAAAATTTTAAAAATTTTATACAAAAAAATGAAAATCTAAATGAGATTGTTTTATGGGATTATATAAGTAGAAAAAATATTCTTCACAAAGATGGTGTTAATATCATTATTTTAAAAACTGAAATGGAAACATCTGACGATGATAAAAAAGTTGATTTATTATTTCCATACGGTGAAAACATTACAAACATTTATGAAAAAACAAAGAAAACAATACTTATTATGAAATTAGGAAATATTTATGAACCAATTTTAGTACATAAAGATATTTCTAGTATTTTAAATTTTAAAATAAACAAATTAATAAACGTATTTAACAAAAATATTAAGTCAATGACATTCGAAAATTTTGATATTGAAAAAACTAGAAATATTGGATTACCAATTAATATAGTTAAACCTCCTAAATTTAATGAAATAATTAAATATTTACAAGAAAAATTACCAAAAACCACACATATAAATATTTTAGGTCAATTAGTTGATTCTAATAATAAAGCGTTTGGTATCCTTATTGATATAAGATTACAATCAAAAACTAATTATACAAAATATAGAGGAAATGCAATATTATTCTTTGAACGTCAAGGACCTATTAAACACGAGGATAGAAACATTAATAATAAGATATTGGTTGATGATATTTTGTTGGATTATAAATCATTTATTATAAATCAAAACGAGTTTTTGGTAAATGCATTAACAGACAAATTTAAATTTGGTAAGATTATATTCAAATACTTAAACACAAATAATCATATTGTAAGCGTTTTATCTGACACGGGTGATATAATTAATATTAATCCTGAAAAATATAATGACGACGTAGATGGTGTTGCAGTTTCAAAAATAAGATATGATAAGAATATTGATAAATTAATTTTAACACAACCTATTATTGAAGAAGTAGTTGATGGTGAATTATGGAAAATGAAATATGATAATGAAGTATACAATCGTCTTTTATTTGAATTAACTTATTATCTTAATAAAAATAGAAATATTAGAAATTTTATTAATGACAGTGTTAAGAATATTAACAAAACAAAAATTAAACAAAATAAAAAGATAGAAAATAATATTAGAAGAACTTTACATGGTGTAATGCGAAAACTTATTCATATTGGGAATTATACGAGTATGTCTTACAATAATATAATACCAGCTGCTAGACAATATTGTAATAAATTAAATACTAATAAATGTATACAAGACTCACATTGTATAGTTAAAAAATCAGATAAAAATTCAAATAATACATATTTTGGAAACCAATTTGGGGGTGCAAATAAACACGGTTGTATTTTTAATGAAGGAACTGGAAGATGTAGAAAAAATGATAAAGATAACAGCATTGATCCACGATGTATGATTAATGTAAAAACTGGTCGTTGTATAACTAATCCAAATTATAGCAAAGAACAAAGTGTACAACAAAGAAGTTCTCAAAGAAAACAAGAACAACGCGTACAAAGAGATTCACAAAGAAAACACAAACAAAGTATCCAACGTGTCCAACGTGTACAACGTGTACAACAAAGAGATTCACAAAGAAAACACAAACAAAGTGTCCAACGTGTACAAAGTGTACAACGTAGACAAAGTGTACAAAGTGTACAAAGAGATTCACAAAGAAAACAAGAACCACGTGAACAAAGTGTACAAATAAATTCGAGTAATCGTAATACACCTAGTCCAATTGTATCATCAATTACATCATCAGTTACATCATCAAAAAATTTAACACCAAGTGGGAAATGTAAATTAGCAATTAAAAATGAATATGATGCTAGAAATCTTTTAGAGAGATTAACAATGGAAATCATCTACAATAAAAATGTTCAAAATAATATATTAAATGGAGTACTAAACTATGTTGTTAACCCAAATCAATATGTAACAACTCAACCTAAAAAAGAATTAATTATTAAGAGTAATATTAATGATGTAATAAATAATATGTATTCTATAAACTATAAAACTGGTACATACTGGTTATCATCACCATCAAATAATGTATCATTAGATATTTCACTTAATAATACAAATAACATTATCAAAAATTCTAATACAAAAAAAATTAATTCAAAAAATATAACTGGAAAAGGAAAATCTAAAGATAAAGTCAGTAGAACATTAAATACTTCACCACATTTATTACCGCATTTAGGTTTAAATTATATACATAGAATACAAAATAAAGAAAAATATAGACATTTTAAAAATTTATTTAATGATGATTCAAATCAATGGTTTATACAAAATACTGTTACCGATGGTAATTGTTTCTTTGATGCATTCGCTATAGCAATGGATTCAAGTATTCAAAATGTCAGAATTTCTCTCGCAAACAATATTGAACACTTTATACCACCAGAAGATGTTAGATTATCTGGATGGAAATATATAAAAAAACAATATCAAGAAAATCTGCGAAGAAATAGATCTATAGTAAAATTTTATAAAAATATTAAAAACTTGGTGGATTTCCAAACTTTTATTAAAAAAATAGACGATAGAGTACATTGGGCAACAGACGATGATATTAAAATGATTTCTACTATTTATCAAATAAATATTATTGTTGTTATAAAAAAAAGAGACGAAGACAGAGGAAATGTTCAATGTTATCAAACATTCCCAGGTAGAGATTATATAATTATATTATGGGATGGTACATATGGAACTGGTCATTATGAATTAATTGGTTATGAAAATATAGATAGAGAAAGAGGAACTATAAATAAATTATATAGATTTTCAAGAGACAAACTTCCTAGACATTTATTTTTAGAATTTACAGATATATGTCGCAGATTATATAATAATCAAACACAACAAATATTTACACATTTAATACCACCGATTTTCTAATAATTAAGAAAACTTAAAGAAGATTGTTAAATAAATAATTATTATGGTTGAGAAAATTCGTGTTGGTATAGTTGGAAATGGGTTTGTTGGAAAAGCAACCCAGATTTTTGGGAATATGATGGTAGAACTTATTGTATATGATTCTATAAGAGATAAATGTATACCAAATAATATCAAATTTGATGATTTGAAAAAATGCGATATTGTTTTTATTTGTGTTCCTACACCAGCAAATAAGGATGGAAGTTGTTCGACAAAAATTTTAGATAATATTATTCCAAAATTAAAAAATATAGGTCAAAATAATATTATAATCCGTTCAACTATTCCACCGGGTTTTAGCGATTCATATAATTGCTATTTTATGCCGGAATTTTTAAGGGAAATGCATTGGGAAGATGATGTTAGGAATACCTCAAAATGGATATTAGGTGTTCCAATAAATGTAACTAATGTTGAAAATGATAATGTTGTAATTAATATTAGAAGATTATTATTAAGTGCCAAAGAAAATGGGAATATAGTTAATACTGATATGAATGTTATTTCTAACTTGGAAGCTGAAATAACTAAATTATCTAGAAATTGTTTTCTTGCTGTAAAAGTTTCTTTTTTTAACGAATTATATGATTATTGTTCAAAAATAGGTGCAAATTATAATATTATCCGTGAATTTGTTTCTTTTGACAAAAGAATAGGAGATTCTCATACATATGTCCCAGGTCCTGATGGTGAACGTGGATTTGGAGGAACTTGTTTTCCAAAAGATATGATGTCAATGGAATATAATATGAAAGGTTCTGGTTTAGAACCCATAATAATAAGTGCTGTAAATGACAGAAATAAAAATGTTGACCGAAAAAATAGAGATTGGGAAAAAAACAAAGGAAGAGCTGTTGTATAAATTAATTTCCTATGCATAAGTAATGGCATGGTCAACAATTGGTTCTCCCATTTCAAATGATGCAAGTTTATTAGGAAATGATATTGATTCAAGAATTGAGTTTGGAACACCGAATAATTTTGGTGCTTCAGTCAATAACGCATATTTTGTACATGAAGATGGCGGTGTCCCATATAGTGGTGATATTGGTTATAATACTCAACCTAGAAATAATCAATTAGGATTAAGTTTTGATAATTATTCGTATGTTCGTGGAGGAAGAACTCCTGAAATGGGAAGTGGTGATGGAGGTGGAGGTGGAGGTGGAGGTGGATATAGTGGAGGCGGAGGAAGTGGCGGTGATTGTGGATGTGGTAATGGAGCAGATAAATATATGTCGATGCCGAATAATTATTTTAGAAGACCTGATTCTAACCGAGAATTTAATAGTAAAAGTATAAATAAGACAAAATCACGCAAGGTAATTTCATATGTTATACGTGGCGTTCCAGAAAAATGTGATCGAACATATATGATATATTGGACTAATAGAAGGAAAAAAGGTTATGTAAAGGTTGATGAAGGAATTGCTAAAATAGTAATTGTTCAACCAAATGCTTTATGCTATAGAACATATGATAGTAAGAATAGATTATTGGGCGATGTTAACAAAAAATTATTCTAAGTTTTTAAACTTATACTTAAGAGAATATTTATAAATTTATGTAACAGTGTATGAATTATGACATACAGTGTTACATTAATATGTATATAAATAAAAAATATACTATTGTAGCACGTAGATTTGTTTATGAATTATGTAAAGAGAAAGATTTGGATTATTCGGAAATTAGAAAAAACCTTCTTGATATTCCTGAATCTTGTGAATTAGTAGTAGTTAAAAATTATAAAAATAATATGCAAGAGGATAGATATCAAAATATATATAGTAAAAATGATATTCTTATCGGATTTTATGACGAACTTGGAGAAGTTTTTGTTGATTAATTTAAACTAGGAATGAAGTTATGACGAACTAAAGACGAACTAAAGACGAACTAAAGACGAAGAACAACATAATATGATTGGGAAACCACCGAACATATTATGACCTATTATAAAATAGGGTTTTATCAGTATTATAGTGTGTAGTTATCTTTATATGATTTTTGGATATTTTATTGTTCTATATTTTTTTAATCTTATCTAATTTAACTATTTTATCTTCTTTTTTAAAATCATCCAATTTAAAATTAATAGTTTCGATATCTTCATTAAATTGTTTTTTATATTTTGTCCAATCTCCATCATCAATAAGAATTCCATTATTATAATTTTTTTCGATAAAGAATTTAATATTTTTATTTTTATAACCGAATAGTTTTCCAATAATATATTGATATGTAACTGGATGAAGCATATATTTATCTTCATTCCATAATATTCCCATTAATTTTAACGCATTTTTTTCGTTTTTGGGTAGATAAAATACCGATTTAAGATAATGTCCTCCTTTTGTCTTTTTATGTATAATTTTAACACCTTTATTATTGCTATATTCGATTACTTTATTTATTAAATCTTTATCCATTTTTCGAAATTTTCTTATACCATACGCACTAAAATCTAATGCCGCTAATGGTTTTATATCATTTGCTACACAATATACATCAAACATCTCACCTATATTATCATTTTTAGTACCTATAAATCCATTGTTTTTACCATTTGGATTTACTAATCCTTTATCATAATATTTTAAATATGATAAATCAATCGGTGGTTCCATTATTATGTAAGGATATTATTTAATGATATTAATTTCAATTTTAAATAATATCATTTATTAAAAATAATTTGTTACTTTTATTTATTTATTTTTAGATTGACTCTATATCTATTTACCTCCCACCTCGTAATCTGAGGACCAAATGTACGTTTGGTCACCTGATGTTTCCATTCAGGACTAGACTGTATCTTAGATTATCATCGAGTTGATTAGACTCTCAAACCCATACCCGTTCAGTCGTTGAAGGGCTTCCATATGCTAATCAATAACACACTTAGGAAGTCACACTGCGGATTGCCCATTTTAGAATTAAATCTTCATCTTTTACCTTGTTACCATTGGGAACAGGAATTACCTGTGTTCCTTTATCTCGTTTCCAAAATAAAGTGGTAGTAAAAGCTTTAGGGGTTTCCCGCTTCAAGGTATGTTGCACTTGATTGAGATCAAGCACTAGCCAGTTCATTGCCTAACTGACTCACCCTACATAGTTAAGGTGCTCTCTTTTTGGATGTTATAATCCGCCAAAGTGCGACCATCCTCAAGTTGTTTTCCTGCAAAAATCAGTCGTTGTTGATCAGGAGGAATTCCTTCTTTATCCTGAATCTTAGTTTTTATCGTTTCAACTGTATCTGTACTCTCGACTTCAAGTGTAATTGTTTTACCGGTCAATGTTTTCACAAAAATATTCATCATTTCCCTTAACATTACACAACACATTTTTTTAAGTAATTTTTCAAACCAATTTCAGTAACAATTCAAATTATTTTGCTAAAATAATTTGCATTCAATATAAAAAAAATCAATAAAATAGGGATTTTTTTATTTTCTTATTACAATTCCTTCTTTTGTTGTCCGTAACATCTCTTTTATGTATAAATTTTTCTTTTCAGATGGTGGATAAAGATACACAGTTTTTTTACCAGTTATGACATGAAGTAAGTTATGTGTAATATCATAATGTATTCCAGTATCTATTTTTTTATTACTACACCACATACCAACAATGTATTTTTTATTATAAAAGGTTTTTTCCCAAAATTTAGGTATATCATATTCAATATTATTATCATCCACTAGAGATTGTCCCATATAAATATAACTATCTTTGTGTTTAATATCATCTGATATCATAACATAATCATTATATGTTGCACTCTTGATTTGAGTAGTATCACTTATTGTTGGTTTGGATATTGAATTTATTGAAGAATTTTCACTTACTCCAAGCGAAATATTATCATCACCTATCTTAGATACTAAATAATCTCTATTAATATGATTTACATTATATCCTTTTATCAAAACTGGAATTGAATCATCAACACATATTTTAAATGTTTTTGCATCGACATTATTATAGTCTACGTTCATAGTTGTATGGTCTGAATAATCCATTTTCGATAAACGATTAATATATTTAACAGCGTCATCCTCTTCAATATCCATTACATTTGTACTAAGTGCTATACAATCACCTTCAGAAACTACACAATGAAACCATCCAATGGGTATATATAACATATCCCCCGAATTTAAAACAACTGTTGCAGTTAATGCGTTTAATGTCTTTGGATATATATTGATGTCTGGAGGATAAGTTGGTATAATACTATGATTATAATGTATAATATAATGGGGATTTTCATTCTTTGGAAGCATTTTTATATAGTATTTTTCACCTTCAAATAACGATTCATTATTATTTTTATTTGTTTTTCTTCGATATAAGTAAAATGTTAACAATAACAATAGTGATATTATAGTTATAATATGTAACATATTTTAACTAAAACATATATAAATAATAATAATATTGTACAAATAATTATTATAATGTAACATTATAATAAATGGATAAACAACTAATAAATTTATTATTAATATATTTAATAACTGGATTTTTTATTATAGTTACAATCTTTGTAAGAACATATATGAAAAAGGATTTCGTTTTTATGAAGTATAAACCTTTTAATATTACATGCAATTTTTGGTGCATATCACATTTTTTGATTTATTTATTATTAGGATATTATGCTCCTAAATATTGGTATTTGAGTTTTACTTTATCAATTTTATGGGAATATTGTGAAGTTTATTTAGAAAAGCATAATGTATATATATCATCGAATGTGATAAATGATATTATTACAAATAGTTTAGGTTTAGTAACTGGTATTGTTTTATCATTAAATAAAATCTAATAAAATATCTAATACTGTGTCTCAATTTGCAGGCTACCTTGGGTTTATCCTAAACTTATTGCATTGTTTTGAGGTTTGAGGGTACGTTTCTTTCTCTTAACTGGTGCTTTTGCTTTTTCATGATATATTTTGGGTTCTTCGTCATTTGGGATATATCCTGGGTCACTATCATTGCTTACAGATGAGTTATCATTCTCAGCAATTGTTGCTAATAATGAATCATAACCAGTTGGACCGCTCATTGTTTTTTGTTCGCTTTTATTTGGTTTTCTTCCTCTTTTCTTAGTTTCAGTTATATTAACGGATTTGCTTTGTCCTCCAAAATCATTACTTGATACATCAGTATTTCCCATAAAATTACCCATTCCCATCATTGCACTCATCATATTGGGCATACCACCACCCATTCCGCCACCCATTCCGCCACCCATTCCACCCATTCCACCCATTCCACCCATTCCACCCATTCCACCACCACCTTCATTCATTCTAGAAGCTGCAATATTTGCAGCTTTTTTCATAAGTTCTGGATTATTTTGAAGAATATCATTTAGATTAGGAAGAGATGACTTGAACATTGTATTGGTTAAATGGAACATAAATGCACTTCCGGACATCATTAATATGAGTTTTATTTCTGGAGCAACTTGAACCTTGGATTTATACTTTTCGTGTAATTCTTCAAAAACTTCATCATAATCATTGACATTTTCCATAACACTTTCAGACCATCCATTAAGATTTACATCAAATGGATCAAATTTACCATTCAAGTATTCAATACCTGTTATACACGCCATCAACATTTTTCTCGAAAATTGAACACTATTATTGATTTCTTTTTGTCTTTTTATTTTTTCATATTCATATTCTAAGACATCTAATTCATCTCTCAATGTATATTTTCTTGGGAGTTTAATTCCTCTACGTTCTATTTCATCAAATTTGAATAATAATTCTTGTTTTTTATTTAAAATTTCTTCAGGAGATAATCTCTTTCTTCTATCATATTCTTTTCGTGGAACACTATACATATTACCTTCTTCATCTTCTTCATATTCTGAATCTCCCTCTACATATTCACTACCATCTTCATCATAGTATTCACTTTCGTCATTACCACTATGTTCTTCATCGGACCTCATATTTTGTGGAACATTATTTGGATTTGCTAATAAATCAAGTCCATCTGTTTCAAGTGCGTCATTTACACTGCCCGGAGGAGGAGAATTTGAACCGTTAAACATACCATTATTTACTGATAATGGACTTTCTCTTCCATTCATGTTCATGTTCATATTCGGTTCCATGCTAATACTCATTATAAATATGTCTATATATCTTTATTTCTTTAAATACGCACCTTTAAATACTTTGGTATTTAAAGAATACTTTGGTATTTAAAGAATAAAATAATAATAAAGAATTTTATTAAAGTTTAATTATAAATTACTTGTTTTTATTTAGTTCTGTTATTATATCTAGTACACTTGGATTATCATCACTGATTTTTAATATTTTATTTATTGATTTTATTACATCTTTAGAACAATTATTAAATTCTTTATCTACACATTCCCACGAAAGAGTATCTATTTTTGATAAAATATAACATATACTTGGTTTTGTAAACTTTCCTATATCAAATTGTTTTTGTGTTGGTTTTCGTCGACACTTAAATTTTAATTTAGTTCCGGAATTGGTATTATTTAATTTTCCATATTTGTAGCATATACATTGCAAAAAAGAATCAGCCAAATCATCTTTCTTTTTCGATTTATTAAATAACTCTTTCCATTCAATAGCATTTTTATCGATAAAGTATTTAGTATGTTCTACTCCTATCTTCTTTCTTTGTGAATATTTAGATTTTAAATTACATATTACTTCTGGACCATCATATATCTTTAATTTATTCTTTGGTGAATAAAATAAAACCTTTTTGATAGGAGAATTAATATCTTTTATCTTTTTAATCACAAAATAAGTAAACACCATTACTGATATATTTTTCATCATTGGATTTCTTGTTGGTTGTTGTTCAATTACAATCTGGTCAGCACTTTGTAAATAAGTACTTGAATCAAATAAATTAATTATAGAACTACATAAATTCTCTAAAACAATTCCTTTACTAGAATTAGATAATGATTCACATTTCCAATCTATAATTTCATATGGTTTGATATTTTCATTGTTCGTTTCTGTGTTCGTTTCTGTGTTCGTTTCTGTGTTCGTTTCTGTGTTCGTTTCTGTGTTCGTTTCAGGGTTCGTTTCATTTCCTTCTGGATTAAACTTTATTACACACCATGCAAGATTTTTAATACCAATATCAAAAGATGCTATTATCATATTAAATTATATTATATTTGTCCTTAAATATAATATAAATCATAAAGTGTGATTTATAATAAAAATATAATTATATCTATTTTATTTATTTAATTTTATATTTAATTTTATTTATATATTATAAATGTATAAATATATAAAAAATCCATTGACTGGATTAAATATTAAAACAAACAGTTTATTAGGTAAATATTTAATCAAAACATATACCAAACATTTGAAGGGTGGTGGTAGTTTAGATTATGATAAAAGTCAAGTAAGATCTAAAATAGATTTTGAAAGTACAAATGCTACAAATGCTACAAAACTACAAATATTAAATTATTTTATGGGTGAACAGTATGATGGTGGTGGGAAATCACTTAAAATGATTATAGGTAGTCATCATAATGATGTAAGATTTAAAGGTTGGGACATAGCATTAGATACTAATCATACAAATTCAGATTCAACATTAGTCGATCCTATGGCAGTAAATGGAGATTTTAATAATTATTGCAAATTTATATATCTATTTAAACGTTTAGAAGATAGATATGAACTTATTGCATTTGATTTTTCTACTGTAAAATTTTTAAATAACTATGAAATTATAAAAAGTATTTTACGTTACGCACTAAAAGTAGGCGGAAAATTATTTTTACCTATCAAAACCGCTAGTCAAACAGTAGTCGAATATATAAATGATGACCAAAAAACAGGACTAGAAAACGAAGGATATGAATTTAAAAAATTAAATGAGCGTTGGGGGTCATATACTGTTAATGGTGAAGGATTGGAAAAAATTGTAACAGAGAACGTTCTTGCTGTAGGAGATAAAACATATGTTGTTAATAATAATATTATGTATAGACCAGATATCGATTTTTTCATAAATAAAGTGAAAGAACAAATTATTGAATTAATTGAATTAAATATTCGTGATACAGAAACACGTAGAAAACATATTATTATTGATGAAGGTTATCCATTTGAACCGTCGGAAAGTAGATGGGGACAAGAACCATATATAGTAATTCAAAGAATATAGGAAGATTAATTATTGTTTTTTGTAAATGCTTCCATACAATTAGTTATTGACATCTTATGATTTGGAAGTGGTTTATTTCTTTTTAATCTTAATTCAGATGATTCTTTATTTTTATTAAAATTAGATACATATTTTGAAAAATTTGCATCGATATTTTCTGTTTCTTCGATTTGAGGCGTTACTATAATCATAGGGTAATTAATAATATTATGTAAAACGTTATTGTTACTTCTAAATTTTTCAATATCCATATAACCACCAAATATATTAAGACATTCTCTAGGGGGTGCTAATTGTATTTTCTTTTTAATATTACCATTATTTATTATATTATTCATAGTGTTTAATAATGAATATTGTTCCCAAGCTCTACAATAATCATTATATTTCATAATATATGCTGCAGCACATTCACAACTACAAAAACATCCATATACTGTAAAAATACCATTATCATATTTTTCCGGGATCATACATGGCGGATTATTAAAAGGATGACAATCCCAAAAACAATGAATATTTGTTCGATGTGGGATTTTTGTTTTCGAAACTAATTCATCCATACTTACATAAATACGTTTTACTTTTGCATTACCATCAGTATATAGAATACCATCATTATGTTGAATAAATGTTGATTTTTTTATAAATTTATTTGTAGTTATTGGTGTGTTATCTGGAATAGGTTTTATTATATTATTTTTAAGCGGTTCAATATTATTTATTTCATTAGTTTGAATCATATTATTTTCACCAATATTACAATTTGAATTTTCATCATTATCATCTATAAGTTTCAACATCATACTTTCTGGTTCGTATGGTACTGGTTCTTTTATAGTGGTCGGAGAATATCTTAAAAATTCCGTTTCTAACATTTCATTATTTTTATCTAATTCATCGATATCTGTTTTTGTAATATTCAAATGTAATATTAAATCTGTATTTGAAGTATTTGTAATAGGATTCGTTTCTTTACCTACATTATATACTTTTTTTTGTGGTTTTCTACCTCTCTTTTTTAATGGTTGAGGTTTTTCTATTTTTTTTTCACCTTCTTGTTCTACTGGTTTTATTTTTGGTTTTCGTCCTCTTTTTTTCGGAACAACAATATTTTTATCATCCATATTTTAGATACAACCTTTAAGTAAAAAAACACACCTCTTTAAGTGTTTTCAAATTTGAGATTATATTTATTGAAAATTTATTATATATGGTTATAATAGAATGAAAATATATATTAAAAATCCTATTACAAATAGAACGATATTGGTTGGAGGTAGTTCCTATAAAAAATTAATAAATAATTTGCGTATTACATCAAATTATTTACGTAATATATTGGATTACAATAAAAATAAAAATTTAGTTGGAGGAAGAAGAGGTGGAAGAGGTGGAAGAGGTGGAATAGGTGGAAGAGGTGGAAGAGGTGGAATAGGTGGAAGAGGTGGAAGAGGTGGAAAAGGTGGAAGAAGTAGACAAGAT